CTATCGAAGCTATCGGCTGAGTTAAACGTAGGTATCGTAACTATCGCTCACACTAACGATGATGGTCAGATGAAATACTGTCGTATGATCGGTCAACGTGCTTCGGTTATCATCGACTTGAAACGCGACAAAGAGGCTGATGATATACAGGAGCGTAACACAACGTACCTGTCTATTGAAAAGAACCGACCCTGTTCAGAAGAAGGTAACGCAGGGATGATGCGGTTTAACACTGACACCTTCACACTTACAGAGGTAATGTAAAATATGACAGCAGTATATGACATTGAAACAGACGGTCTATTAGATGAGTTGACCAAGATTCATGTCTTGTCTTATTCAGATGATGGTAAGACGGTACATCACACGCACGACTACGATGAAATGCGTGAGTTCTTTGCCACACGCAAAGTTCTAGTTGGTCACAATCATGTGCGCTTTGACATCCCAGCGGTGGAAAAGGTTTTAGGCATCAAGGTAAAGGCTCGTTTGATCGACACTCTAGCTTTATCTTGGTATCTACACCATGACCGTATGAAGCATGGCCTTGAGGGCTACGGAGAGGACTATGGAGTACCCAAACCAGTTATCAAGGACTGGAACACCCTGACACCACAAGAGTACGCTCACAGGTGCGATGAGGACGTTAAGATCAACAATCGTCTTTGGCGTGACTTAGAGCTTAAGCTCAACAAGCTGTACAAAGATGCAGAGGCAGATAAGGATCGTCTGATCGACTACCTTACATTCAAGCTAGACTGTGCTAAAGAGCAAGAGACCCTGCGGTGGAAATTGGACGTAGACAAAGCTCAAGCAGCCTACGACGAGATCATGGCACTTAAGGTAGAGAAGGTTGAGCAACTGGCTGATGCTATGCCTAAGCGTACACTCACTCGTGTAGCAGCACGACCAAAGGTTATGCACAAGAAAGACGGTGAGTTATCCTCTCACGGTCAACGATGGGTGGAACTATGTAAGGAGTGCAAGCAACCTGAGACAACCATGCAGTTTGTCGTTAAGACAGGCGAAGAGCGTGGGAACCCTAACTCTAACGATCAGGTCAAAGACTGGCTCTATTCGTTAGGTTGGAAACCACGGACATATAAGTTTACTAGAGATAAGGCGACAGGCGATGAACGACAGATTGAACAAGTTAGAAAGAATGGGGAGTTATGCTCAAGTGTCAAAGAGCTTGCAGAGGTTGACCCTGCTGTTGACCTTCTTGATGGCCTTACAGTTCTTACTCACCGTGCTGGTATTCTTAAGAGTTTCTTAGAGTGCCACAAGGATGGTTGGCTAGAGGCTAGTATCGCAGGGCTAACGAACACCTTTCGGTTCAAGCACTATCGACCCTTGGTTAACCTTCCAGGAGTAGATAAGCCATACGGTGATGTTATCCGTGGGTGTCTAACGTGTCCTGATGGCTACCTGTTAGCTGGTGCTGACATGACATCATTGGAGGACACAACTAAGCGTCACTATATGAAACCACTAGACCCTGACTATGTGGAGGCCATGAGTAAAGAGGGCTTTGACCCACACTTAGACTTGGCTCTACACGCTGGTGTTATCACTCAAGATGACATCGACAAACATAATTCTGGGGAGCGTTCACTCAAAGCCCTCCGTAAGAATTACAAGGTGGTTAACTATAGTGCTACATACGGTGTAGGAGCGCCTAAGCTGGCCCGTGAGACAGGTATGAGTAAGTCTGAGGCTAAGAAGCTACTGGAAGCCTTCTGGTCTCGTAACTGGGCTATTGAGAAGGTAGCAAGCTCGTTGCGTGTCCGTGAGTTGTTCAACGGTATGTGGCTTAAGAACCCCGTTTCAGGCTTCTGGTATAGCTTACGCAGCGACAAGGATCGTTTCAGTACGCTCAACCAAGGTACTGGTGTCTACTGCTTTGACACTTGGGTTAAGGAATGTCGTGGTATGGGACTAGAGACTATCGGTCAGTTCCACGATGAGATCATCGTTATAACAAAAGAAGGGGACGAAGATAAGACAGAAAACATCATGCAGATGAGCATGAACAATGTAAACCACGAGATAAATCTAAACGTACCGCTAGGGACAGACGTACAATTTGGGAAGACTTACGCTGACATTCACTAATGTGAAAATAAATATCAAAAGTAGTGTCTAAAATCCCGAAATGTATCCCTATAGTATATTACCAGTGCTGCAAACCAGCAGCTTAAACAGAGGAAGAGTAAGATGGCTAAACACACAATGGACATGGTTCTTGAGTACCCGAGAGTGTTTGAAGAAAACCGAGATATGGGCGGGGATAAAAATAGCGCCGCAAAGAAAGCTGCAAGGCATAACGGGCAGTACGTTGTTAACGCATACTTCACCAGCGAAGAGCAGATAGAGGAACTGCTTCAAGCTGGGATGGAACCTAAGCCCCTTGGCAACGACCGAGTAAAGGAGGGCAATAGTTTTGGGATTGGTAAGTTCGTTAAGTTAGCACGGATGCACGATCACAAGATGACATTCAGTGATAAGAACGGGAAGGAGACTGAGGTAGACTTCGGTGGTGCGCCAAAGGTAGTCAACCTAACTAACGGGGCCGAGAACAAGACTTGGTGGTCGTTAGAAGAAGATGGGGAGCTAGGTAACGGCACACGAGCTAAGGTGCAGTTTGAGACCTACTCAAACGGTGCGGGTTTACGGCTACTTGCTGTTGGTGTAACAGACCATGTGTCTTACGAGGGTGCAAGCCCTAGTGAAGACGACGAACTATTTATGGTGGATTAAATATGAGAGTAGACATAAACTTTTACTACGACAAGGAAGAGGATGGCATCGAAGGTTCTTCCAGCGCATCACGAGATGGTGTCTTCGATCTCTACACAATGTCTCAGTTCCTAGCTGATGCTATGCGAGGTGCAGGTTACAGTTATGTAACTGACGTAGGGTTCGAGAAGGACGATGGTACAGTCACCTTCGGGGAGATGTAAGTGAGCAAAGGCAAAGTTCTAATCGACGGTGACATCATAGCCTATCGTGCAGCCTTTGCCACTCAAGACCTTACTGAAAGAGATGCGGAAGAGAAGGTTGATGATCTCATTGAGTACATCTTAGATCAGACCATTGATCTTCCCTTCCCATCTCCAGAGGANTACGAAACGTACCTAACTGGTAAGACAAANTTTCGACATGACATTGCTAAATCNCACCCGTACAAGGGAAATAGGANNGCATCAGAAAAGCCAAAGTATTTAGGTACGACACGAGAGCATATGGTTAATAACTGGGATGCTATCGTTAGTGTCAACGAAGAGGCTGATGATCTAATATCAAAGGGGGCGGCAGAGACAGGGTATAACTGTGTTGTTGCATCTGTTGATAAAGATATGCTACAGCTTCCTTGTTGGCACTTTAACTTCGTAAAAGGTGAGTGGACTAAGGTTGACGAGTGGTCAGGTATCAAGTTCTTCTATACGCAAATCCTAACGGGTGACGCTGCTGATAACATAAAGGGTCTACATCGTGTAGGGCCAAAGACATCAGAGAAGATGCTGGCACATTGTGAAACAGAAGAAGACCTCTGGGAAACGTGTGTTAAGGCTTACGATGGCGACACAGAGAGGGTGATAGAAAATGCGAGGTTACTATGGCTAAGGCGGTACGAGGATCAGCTATGGGAGCCACCTCAAGGGGCATAAAGCATGGCTATCGGTCTGGGCTAGAGGATCGTATATCGGAGCAACTAAAGAGCCTTAAAGTACCGTTCAAGTATGAGGAGTTCAAGATCAAGTATGAGGTTAACGAGGTTAGAACCTACACACCTGACTTTGAACTCCCCAACGGTATCATTATAGAATCCAAGGGACGGTTCGTTGCAGCAGACAGAAAGAAACATCTGTTAGTCCAGAAGCAACACCCCGATCTTGACATTCGGTTTGTCTTCTCTAACTCTAAGGCGAAGATAAGCAAAGGCTCAAAGACTACGTTAGGCATGTGGTGCGATAAGCATGGCTATCTGTACTCAGACAAGTTAATCCCAGAGGAATGGATAAAGGAAACATAATGGCAGGAAAGACAGTAGTAGTCTTCTCGTGCGCTCACGTTGATCCCAGTGTGAGTAACGAGAGGTTCAACTGGTTAGGAGAGTTCTTGTATGACCTCAAGCCTGATTATGTCGTTGACTTGGGTGATGGCGCTGACATGCGGTCATTAAATACATTTGACACTCGTTACCCAGAGGCAATCGTCAGTCAGAGCTACGAGGCAGACATTGAACACTACAACGATGCACAAGAGCGTATTCGATGGAAGTTCAGACATCACCGACGAAAACGACCAGCTTACATAGGGTTTGAGGGGAACCATGAGAACAGGATTAAGAAAGCTATCAAACACGATCCTCGACTTGAAGGCTCGAAGTATGGCATATCTTTTGACCACCTACAGACGAACAGATGGTTCGATGAGTACCACGAGTATGAAAACTCCGCTCCAGCGATTGCTGATTACGATGGGGTCTCATACGCTCACTTCTTTAGTAGTGGCAACTTTGGGTCTGCTATGTCTGGTATGCACCATGCTAATGCACTACTGGCTCACAGGCATCATAGTTCTACTTGTGGTCATAGCCATAAACGTGATCTTAAGTTTAAAGACGCTTCGCATCCTAATGGAGTTATCGGTTTGGTTGCAGGGTGCTACAAGGGAGCAGCAGAGGGCTGGGCAGGTCAAGCTAACAAAGAGTGGTGGTCAGGCATTGTAGTTAAACGGGAGGTAGAGGACGGTATGTACGATCCAGAGTTTGTTTCCCAGTCACGACTAAAGGCTATGTATGGGCAAACGTAGTGACTTCGACAGAGTACCGAGGGACTACTACCCAACACCAAGGGCAGCAGTTGAACCCCTGATCCCGCACTTGCCTTACTCGTTTGATTACTACGAGCCTTGTGCGGGTGATGGGCGTTTGATAGACCATATAGATAGTCTGACGGATGGTCACAGTGAGTGTATCTTTGCTTGTGACATTGAGCCTAGAGACCCAAGGGTTTGCTTACATGATTCCATTAACATGGGTGAGCAAGACTTCTTGAACTTGTACATGGCTTTCGGTGGTGCTGACTTGTGTATCACCAACCCACCTTGGGATAGAAAACTACTGCACCCATTCATCGAAGGGTGGATGCAGATGTGTCCAACATGGCTACTCTTTGATGCCGATTGGATGCACACGAAACAGTCAGCTATCTTGATGACCTACTGTGTCAAGGTAGTGAGCGTAGGCAGGGTCAAATGGATTGAGGATAGTAAGAGCGTAGGTAAAGACAACTGCGCTTGGTATCTGTTCGATATAGCCAGAAACCCCGCTAAACAGACAGAGTTCTATGGGAGAACGATATGATTACTCAAGAAGACATTGATGCTTTCAGCATTGTGAATGTGACACCGATGGAATATTCCTATTGGGTTGAAGGTAAGATCACGACAAAAGGTGAGACCCGTCTAGTGGAAAATGCGCTAGGTCTCGTAGGTGAAGCTGGAGAGGTAGCTGAGAAGGTAAAGAAATACCTCCGTGACAATACCAAGGTTAATCAGAAAGAGATCGTCAAGGAGTTAGGTGACGTTTTGTTCTACACGACAGCCTTGGCTAACTACTTCTACAGTAACCTGCCAGAGGTCATGGAAGTAAATATGGATAAGTTAAACGACAGAGCAAGACGTGGTGTGATTAAGGGGTCAGGGGATAACCGATGAAGAAGAGATGGGTAAACAATATATTCGTAAGGTTCATGCGATACTGTGTGATGTGGTCAGAGCATCGACAGGCAATCAAGATACTGAACCAACTGTCCGATAGGGAACTAAAGGACATTGGAATTAGCCGAGAAGACATTGACCGTATGGTCTGGCTAGAAGAAGATAAAACAATGCGAGGACGTGGCGAATGAGCAATACACTACCAACAGACTACCAGTCTTTCATCCACAAGTCACGTTATGCACGATGGCTAGACAAAGAAGGACGCCGTGAGACATGGGAAGAGACTGTATCCCGTTACATGGAGAACATCGTAAAACCTGTGGCAGGGGACGACAGTTACATCCGTCAGATTGAGCAAGCTATCCTATCGCTTGACGTTATGCCATCCATGCGCTCTCTTATGACCGCTGGCCCAGCAGCCCTCCGTGACAATACTGCTATGTATAACTGTAGCTACGGTGCAGTTAAGAACATCAAGAGCTTCGACCAAGCTATGTTTATCCTTTTGTGTGGTACAGGCGTAGGGTTCTCAGTTGAGCGACAGTACATCAACAAGCTGCCAGAGGTTCCAGATGCCTTGTTTAACAGTGACACCACCATTGTTGTCAAGGATAGCAAAGAGGGCTGGGCTAAGGCTCTACGTCAGTTAATTGCACTACTGTACAGCGGTGAGGTTCCTAAGTGGGATGTATCTAAGGTACGTCCAGCGGGTACTAGACTAAAGACCTTTGGCGGTCGCGCATCAGGTCCAGCACCTCTGATCGACTTGTTCAACTTTGTCGTCCACACATTCAAGGGTGCTACAGGCCGTAAGCTATCCTCTATCGAATGTCACGACATCATGTGTAAGATCGGTGAGGTGGTCGTCGTAGGCGGCGTTCGTCGTTCAGCTATGATTTCATTGAGCAATCTTTCGGATGACCGTATGCGTCACGCTAAGTCAGGTGCATGGTGGGAGAACAATCCACAACGAGCTTTGGCTAACAACTCTGTGAGCTATACTGAGAAGCCAGACAGCATCTCTTTCATGCGTGAGTGGCAAGCCCTAGTGGAAAGTGGCAGTGGTGAGCGTGGTATCTTCAACCGTGAGGCAGCTAAGGTACAAGCAGCTAAGAACGGACGCCGTAAATCAGACCTTGACTTTGGTACGAATCCGTGCAGCGAAATCATCTTGCGTGATTCGCAGTTTTGCAACCTAACGGAGTGCGTCATTCGTGCTACCGATACAGTAGAAGACTTAGAGCGTAAGGTAAAACTTGCTACCATCTTGGGTACAATTCAAAGTACCTACACTCACTTCCCTTACCTGTCGAAGGAATGGAAGGACAACACAGAAGAAGAACGCCTGTTGGGGGTTAGCCTCACAGGTATTATGGACAATCCGTTAACGACATCAAAGAATGATGGGTTAGCTAAAACACTGGAGCATCTTAAGAATGTCGCTATCAATACTAATGCTGAATGGGCCGAGCGCCTTGGTATCCCTGTTGCTACTGCTATCACTTGTGTCAAACCTAGTGGCACTGTCTCCCAACTCGTTGATTCTGCTAGTGGGATACACGCTCGTCACAGCCCTTATTACATCCGCACGGTGCGTGGAGACATTAAAGACCCGCTAACTAACTTCCTAAAGGATCGTGGCATACCAAATGAACCTTGTGTTATGAAGCCTGATACCACTGTGGTGTTTAGCTTTCCTATGAAGTCTCCTGACAACGCTGTGACAACATCTGACATGACTGCTATCGAACAGTTAGAGATGTGGTTAGCCTACCAGCGTTCATGGTGTGAGCATAAGCCCTCCGTGACAATTAACGTGAGGTCTGATGAGTGGTTTGAGGTTGGGGCTTTCGTCTACAAGCACTTCGATGAGATGTCAGGTGTGTCGTTCCTACCTTATAACGAACACACATACCAACAAGCACCGTATCAAGAGTGTGGTAAATCTGACTACGAACAGTTGAAGTCTCTCATGCCATCTGAGCTTAACTGGGATGAACTTGCAGAATACGAGCAAGAGGATAACACGGCAGGTAGCCAGACATTAGCTTGCTCTGGAGATAGTTGTGAAATCGTAGACCTAGTGTAACCAAAGCACCTAAGCAAGTGTATAAACTGCTTACTAGGAGAACCCATGTACACCATCATAACCCGTGAACAATGTAACTTCTGTGATGCAGCTAAGGCTATGCTAAAGGGCAGTGGCTACCCTTACACAGAGTACAACGTACATTCCCAAAGCTCAAGATGGGTCTTAACCCTGATTAAGAAAGCTAACATGACCACAGTACCCCAGATATTCACCCCTAATGGAAATTATGTTGGTGGCTACACAGAACTAAAGGAACTACTGGAAAAGGAAAAACGCTAATGGACGACTTCCCTGAGAAGCCCACTAGATCAAGACGAAAGACCAACTACAAGGGGGCCGACAAAAAGTCTACCTCTGGTCTTGTCGCTAAGACTACAAAGCAGAAGGCTCTAATAGAAGCCCTACAGGGGAATAAGCAGGTATTTATCCTTGGCCCTGCTGGTACTGGTAAGACGTATGTTACAGCAACGTATGCCTCTGATCTGTACACCACAAAGCAGATAGACAAGATCGTTATCACACGTCCCCATGTAGCTGTAGGTAAGGAGCTTGGGTTCTTGAAGGGAGACCTAAATGAGAAGACTATGCCTTGGGCTTTGCCTGTCTTGGATGTTCTGGAGAAGCACCTTGGTAAGGGTACAGTGGAAACAGGGATCAAGAATGGCAACATTGAGATGGCTCCTCTTGCACTCATGCGTGGGCGTAGCTTCGATAATGCCTTCATAATTGTCGATGAAACACAGAACATCACACTACATGAACTTAAGATGGTTCTAACCCGTGTGGGAGAGGGTACGACAATCGTTCTCAATGGTGACGTTATGCAGAGTGATCTCAAGGAAGCTGACGGGTTATCAAAGGTGATCCACTTAGCGAAGAAGCATATGTTACCTGTGCCAGTTATTGAGTTTGGCGTAGACGATATTGTACGATCAGGTATCACAGCAATGTGGGTTAAGACGTTCATGGAGGAGGGTATCTAGTGACGCTATTCGAGGGTTTGATGCTGTTAAACAGCCTAGTTCTACTGTGGGTGACTTATGCTATAGGGAAACTAAAGATTGACGTAGAGACGTTATACCAAGGTCTAGCCGCTGTTATGGGAGACCTAGACTAGAATCAGAAAAGCCGTAGGCGTCCTTGAGTGGATACCTACGGCTTTTTTGTGTCTTGTATTTAGGTTTACTTACCGAAGAACTTCGATACCGACCTCATTCCTATGCTGGCACTCACGATACCTCCGAGGGAATATTGATACCACTTTGGCATCCCCTCAAGTGCAGCAAACCCAGCTTGTACTATCGCATTACCCCAGTCACCACAGAAGGCTAGTATCAAGGGGATAGAGAACAGGAGTGTGATCCACTCGTCTTTCCATGAGTTTTGTGTCGCACGGATAGCTTCTATGTCCCAGTCGATCTCACCAGTTAACTGCTTCTTCTTAATCTCAGCTTCTGTAAGTTTAAGCTGTGTCTTACTGTCGATGATACTAGCAGCTAATCCACCAATGGAACTTATGATTTGACCTATCATTTGCTATACTTCTCCTCATGTACAACCTTAGTGGGTGTAACTGTAGTCTTAGACTCTTTACCCATCCATATACCAAAGCACCCCGTAAGAGCGCCCATACAGACCGATACAAGCCCTGACTGAGATACACTGGGGTCAGGTAACGACATAAACCAATGTACAGCTTGATACGTCAGTACAGTGACTGCCAGCATCATAAGCCTTGGTAGAACCTTCCAATCATCAAGTATTGTCATCACCATTTCCCCTGTTTTACACCTAAAAAGTACATAGCGACTATTAAAGCCCCTACACCTGCTAGTGCTACTGTAATACCTACAGCCCAGTTAATGCAGTTGTCTATGAACTCTTGCTTCTTGTAGACTAGCTCACGTTGTTCTTTACGTTGCTGTGCCTCTATGCGTACTATCTCTTCCCATGCACTAGGGCCATACGTCCAAGAGATGTGTGCCTTAAGTTCTTCTCTCATCTCCTTGAGCTTCTGCTTTTGTGACCATATCTCCAACGCATTAGACTGGTTGTCACTAAACATTTTGTACATAGGGAGGGTTCTTAGCTTTATCCTCCAAGAAGTCTAGGTCACTTACAGCCTTAGACCACTGAGAGACTGCACCCGTCATAGCACTAATCTCACGCCCTACAGATACAGCTTTCTTGATACCATTGTAAGCAGTAGTAGCCGCTGCCATAGCTGTAAATGGATCAATCATTGAGCTACTGTCCAGTTCTACGACTAGATTCCATCATCATGCGAATGGACTTTATGTTCTCATCAATTCGACCCATAGTTACGGCCTGTTGTTGTACTACCTTCTCTAGGGCATTTATCCTAGCTTCGTGACGCATGAGGTCTCTTGTGTTACTCTCAATAGAACTGTTGAGTGAAGACACAAACCATACTAGTGCTACAGTCTGTGCAAGTATAGCTAGTACAAAAGTTAAAGGGATGGATTTAGATAGATGCCACTCCTGGGTCCTCATGGGTACTTTCTCCAGCTAAGTTGCCAGTGTGGAGCATCAGGGAACGTCTTCCAGTCTCCACCCCATTCAAAGTCTACGTCAAGCTCTTCAGCAGCTTCCTTGATTACCTTAGCAATAGGATAGTAGTCATCCCAATCCCAAGAGATAGGCCAAGGCGCAATGTCTACAGCATGACCATTGAGGTGTCGTGAGTTCATGGTGGTAGACTTACCTGTGTCCACTAACTCTTTCTGCCGTTCTACACTGCGTAGTCCCTCAAGTATTGTGAAGTCATACTCAGATTTACTAATGGCAAGCTCAACTACAGCGACAATATCTTCATGCACACCCTCTAGCTTTTGCTTGCTCTTCTTACCTAAACTATAGCTCATGTCTGAGTATCCTTCTTATGGTTTTACAGGCCAGTCATCATCAGCCAAGTTAGGCCATGCGTCCAAGTCACTAATGCCCCGTAGCTCCTGACGATAGGTAGCCCAAGCTGTCTTAACTTCATTGCTCAAGGGACTGTCGTTCATCTGTGTCCAGTCACTGTCATCCAGTAGCTTGTTACGAGTTATACGGTTAGCTTCTGCTGTGTTTACATCGTTAGCTGCAATCTCATCAGCAGTTAGCTCAACCACAGTGCGTGTTAGCACCCAGTCGTTGCCATAGATAGGCGTACCAATGAGGTCTGTGTTTACCTCTTCAGTAATAGGATCAGTCGCATCAGCTTCAGTCATCAGACGCACAACACCCCGTGTCGGTGTCGTGGCTGTTGTGACCTTATGTGTCAGAGGGTCATAGTCAGGCATTGCCTCTGCTGTGACAGGGCGCATACCGTAACGACGCATGATCTCCAGTGGGATATTGCGTGGGAATGATACGTTTGGATTGTCACGGCGTAGCTGGCCCGATGAGTACGGGTAACGAGCTACTGCCCCGTTTGTTATCTTAACGTAAGACATTTAGTTTTCTCCTTGGTTAGGCTGTTGAGTATTGGAATACTTTATCTTGGGAGTAATCGCTGACATACATTTTCTTGCCATCTGGTTTAAAGAAAATTCCAGAGGGAGAGGTGCCTTGCGCACTCACACCAAACGATGACACTTCTGTAGCTGTAGATATATCATAGGCCGTGCTTAACGATAAGTAACGTACTACGTCACCCCACTCAGAATCTACGATATACATTTCAGTGCCATCAGGGTTTATAAATAGACCGCCAGAAACCTGACCTTGCCAGTATTTACTATCGTAGTTCAGTGTTGTTGTATCCCACGCAGTTGATAGCGTGTACTGAAATATTCTTGCATAACTTGACGTTATTATACCCATAGCGTACATCTTGGTTCCGTCATTAGAAAAACATAAACCATACGGGGAAGTGGTTTGAGAGCTTATAGATGTTGTAACCCTATTAGTAGCTGTACTAATATCCCATGCTGTTGTTAGTTCAAACTTATTAACATCATCACCAGTGTAGCCAGCAATGTACATTAGTGTGCCATCATCATTAAAGTTGATATTAGATGGCTGTGTTTCAAATCCACCCGTACTAAACGATTTGCTGTCATAAGATGCAGTTGATACATCCCACGGGGTGCTTAATGAATACTGAAATGCGGAATCTGTTACGTTACATACAGTGTACATTTTTGTACCATCGGGCTTGAAGAACAAAC